GCAGTTGAAACGAAGGTCAAAACGACACCAAAAACAACAAAAGTGGCTAAAAACACCAAAACTAGCACAACTTCGACTTTAAAAGCAAAAACGCCTAAAACTACAACCGCTAAAAAGGCAACAAAGCCCCAAAAGACGGTAAAAACCAAGGCAACCAAGAAGACTTCGTAAATATATTGCATAAGTCTTTATCTTTGGATACGATCAACTATTTACCTAATAGGAGGGTCCGTGCGTGCCTACAAATTTAAGTCCGAAATCGCAAACAAGTGCAATTATATTAACATCAACCGGCTCAGCAGAGTTGGTATCAGATGCTGTGCCTTTTGGGATGTACACTGGCTCCGCAGCGTTCCGCAGTGGTGCCTCCGATCAGGTCGCCTATGTCTATAAGAAGCTTGGCGGCGATGTTGTTGACATTGAGCTTACCCCAGCTAACGTTTATGCGGCCTATGAAGAAGCAGTCTTAGAGTATTCGTACATATTCAACCTTCACCAAGGCAAGAACGTCATATCGGACGCACTTGGGAATGTTACTGGTACATTCAACCATTTAGGGCAGAGCACTTCGGGTCCTGCGAGTGCTAGTCTTAGATTTCCCCGTGTCGAAGCCAATTACACTAACAGGATTGGCGACGGTATGTCAACGATGGCTGGTGTTGGTGGCACGACCACGATATATTCCGCTTCTTTCACTACAACACAAAACCAGCAAGACTATGATTTGCAAACAATTATCTCTAGTTCATCCGCATCGGGCGTTAACGACAATGGAGATGCAATACCGTATGCAGGAAAGGTTACAGATAAGAGGATTATCGTTGACAAGGTATATTATCGCTCACCGATCGCAATGTGGCGCTTTTACGGCTATTATGGTGGAATCGGCGTAGTCGGTAACTATAACACATATGGCCAGTACGCCGACGATACAACTTTTGAAATCGTACCAACTTGGCAAAATAAATTGCAAGCCATTATGTACGAAGATTCGTTATATACGAGAGTTTCGCATTATTCATATGAAATCATCAATAACAAGCTGAGATTGTACCCAACTCCAAGAGGTAGCGATAACTTTGCTGGCTATCTTGATCGAGTTTGGTTTAAATTTAGAATTAAGTCGAGCGTTTTTGAAGAAGAGGGCGACATCGACACTGGTATCGAAGGGATCAACAACCTCAATACATTACCATTTGAGAATATTCCTTATGAAAATATTAATGCAATAGGTAAGCAGTGGATCAGAAAGTACGCATTAGCGCTTTGTAAAGAAATGTTGGGACAAATACGCGGCAAGTTTACTACTATTCCGATCCCGGGTGAGTCTGTTACGCTAAATCACTCAGAATTGCTTAGCCAAGCTAAAGAAGAGCAGCAGCAACTTAAAGATAAGTTAGCAGAGGTGCTGAAAGAGGTGGAATACCCAGAATTGGCCAAGAAAGACCAAGAAAAGGCTACCGCAGCGGAGGAAACTTTAAGAAGATCACCATTGCCAATATTTGTGGGATAGGAGAGAGTAAATGTCAGACGATAACAATTGGTCAAAACCTAGCGCTCCACCTCCCCCGTTGTTTTTGGGCAAGAAAGAGCGTGATCTTGTTAAACAGGTTAACGACGAGCTTGTCGAAAAGGTAATTGGACAGCAGATATTGTATTATTCGATTGATCTGGCTACAACCCAATTCCATGACATGTACGGCGAAGCTTTGAAAAAGACCTTTTTGCCCCCAATTCGCGTTTACGCTCTTGTTAAATTTGATGATGAATCTACGCACTACATGGAAAATGCTGGAATCGACAAGATTTCCCAAATCACAGTCCAGTTTCATAAGCGTAGACTTGAAGAAGATCAGGATGTATATGTGAGAGAGGGTGATTTTGTTTTATATGGCGATACTTACTATGAGATCACAAAACTTTCGCAGCCGCGTAAGCTTTTTGGTCAAGTAGACGAAACATTCGAAATTGCTGCAATATGCAAACGAGCAAGAAAGGGACTTTTTGATGCTACCTGATAATTTTGATTTTGCACAATTGCCTGACGCGGCTGACAGCCTTACTTTAAAAGAAGTTGGTATGTTAGCGTCTGATATAGAGAATATCGATTATTCTGTGATGTCTTGGATGAAAGAAGATTTAGCTTTGCGCGCCATGACCAATCAGGGGTTTACATCGGTGCCTGTTTTGTGGCAAACTCCCGAAAGATCGTTTCAAATTAAAAATAAAAAAGAATTGAGAGATGATAATGGCACCCTTACTTTGCCAATCATAAGCGTAGAGCGTACTAACATCGTAAAAGATCCAGCCAGAAAGGGAGGTTTCCAAGCCCACCTATATTCTTCAACCGGCGAGCCAAAAAATAAAAAAGGCGCCCTTAATGGCACAACGGGCAGAATGGTTATTGGTCGTCGTATAAAACAAGATAAGACTCGCAACTTTGCCGTTGCTCAAGCGAATCGCAACAGAAGCAATTTGCCGGCTAACCAAGAAAACACCCGCAGAATAAATAAAAAAATTATTGTACAAACTTTATCTATTCCTATCCCTGTTTACATTAACGTAGATTACAAGATTGTGATTAAAACAGAGTATCAACAGCAAATGAATGATCTTATGGCACCCTTTATTACTAAAACGGGTCAAATAAACGCCTTTGTTATGAAAAGAAACGGTCACCTATACGAAGCTTTTATAGATCAGAGCTTTACACACAACAATAACGTTTCTAATTTAAATGAAGACGCGCGATTATTTACATCTGAAATTAGTTTAAGGGTTTTGGGGTATCTTATGGGCGAAGGCAAGAATGATGACCGCCCGATTGTCAGAATTGATGAAAACATTGTAGAGGTTAGCTACCCCACCGAAAGAGTGCCAAGACCCGGTGATCCTGATTTTTTTGGCTCTTAAAACACTTCCTGAAGTGTGTTTGGAATTAAAAATACTATTTATTTTTGATTGCGCAAGCATTTAGAGCATTATACTATAGAGAGGGACACATAATGTCAGTAAAGAATTTTAAATTTGTATCTCCGGGAGTCTTTATCAACGAGATTGATAACTCCTTTTTCCCAGAAGATGCAGAAAACATTGGGCCAGTGGTTATTGGTCGTTCAGAAAGAGGATTGGCAATGCAGCCAATCAAAGTTGGGTCTTATTCGGATTATGTAACAACATTCGGTAATACAGTGCCCGGAATGGGAGGCGGCGACGTCGCCCGCGATGGAAACTTTCAATCTCCGATGTACGGCACATATGCTGCAAAGGCTTTCCTTCGTGCGAATGTGGCTCCCCTCACATATATTCGTCTTTTAGGGCAACAAAGTTCAAACGCCTCTGGTGACGCGGGACAAGCCGGCTGGAAAACCGATGGAACCCCCACTAGCGCCGTTGCTACTAACGGTGGAGCATTTGGATTGTTTGTGTTTGAATCAGGCTCTTCGCTTTCAGCCACCATGGGACAAGGTCATCTTGGCGCCATATGGTATGTAATGAACGGCGGTGCTGATGGCACCTCAAAGGGCGAAATCTACCTTAGCGGCACAATTTATCCCGGTAAGGACGCAGCCCGCGCTGATCTGGTACAAGGTTGCGGTGTGCCAATTGCTTCCGATGCTAACGGATTATTTGCTGTCACCATTTCAGGATCTAAACAAATGGAGACAGTCAAGTTTAACTTTGATGATGGAAGCGAAAACTTTATCCGCAAAAGATTTAACACCAACCCACAGTTGGCAAACAAGAGCGCTTCTTTATATTACCCGTCATCTCTGAAGAAAGATTATTGGCTTGGCGAGTCGTATGAGCAGTTCCTTCGTGTTGCTGGAAAGCATACCGGTCAATTGGTCGGAGTTTTGATGCCTCTTGGTGTCGGCGGCATCGGTGCTGCAGACACGTCGTACAACCCAGCAAAAATGAAGGGACAAGCTTCCCGCGAAGCAGTTGCAGGCTGGTTTATCGGACAAGACACCGGTAACAGTGGACAATACGAGCCGCAGAATGCCCAAAAACTATTCCGTTTGGTCGGCCGCGGGCATGGCGAGTGGTTAAGTAACAATGCGAAAGTGTCAATTGAAAGAATTAGAGCATCAACCTCCAAGAACAGTGAGTACGGCTCTTTCTCGGTTGTTATCCGAGAACTTCACGATACTGATCAGAAAGTTGTCATTCTTGAACGTTTTGATAACTGCAACTTGAATCCCAAGTCTCCTAACTTTGTTGGACGTAAAATCGGTACTCAATATAACAAGTGGGATGCTACAAACAAGAGACTTCGTTCATATGGCGATTATCCGAATTTGTCAAAATATGTATACGTTGACTTAAATGCTGATGTAGCCGCCGGCGCAATGCCATCTAACACCCTACTGCCATTTGGCTATTACGGTCCTCCTACCCCAATCACACAGCCTTTCTCTGGTTCAGATTTCGGCGGTACGGCCGCAATGGGTGTCAGTGCATTCATGCTTGGTGGAGTTCAGTTGTTGGCTGATAAGATCAACACTACATCTTTGGCTAAACAAACAGGTGGACCTCTCGTTTCCGGCGCCTTGGGAGCACCAGCCGCCGGCGATTTGACAACAAACTGCATGACTGGCTCATTCGTCTTTCCAAGCGCTTCTTTGAGAGTTTCAGCTTCAGATGGCGGACTTAAAGATCCAACTAACGCTTATTTTGGATTTTCCTCCGCAAGAACCTCTACCTCAACCCGCGCCTCGCAAGGACTTCAGGATTATGCAAAACTGTGGTACTCGGGCATTGCAGACGACCCTACGAACGGCGCATATGCAACTAACGGTGTCGCCGCTTGGTCACATATCTTCTCAATGGATGATATTACATCATATTACGGTTATCAGTCTGGTTCACGTAAACTTGGCGATTCTAAGTCTTCTTCATCGTATACAGACTTGCTGAATGCTGGTTACGATAGGTTCACAGCGAACTTCTGGGGTGGATTTGACGGATTTGACATTACAGTTCCAGATCCATTAGCTAACTCGTTGATGACCGATGGTACTTCTACGGAAGATAACAGTTATGTATATCATACGTACCGCCGTGCCATTGACACCATCACCGATCCAGAATATGCAGATATGAACATTCTTACGGTTCCCGGATTGACACTGCCAGCTCTTACTGGTCACGCCATTGACGTTTGCGAAGAACGTGGCGATGCACTGGCTCTTATTGACTTGCCAGATGTCTATATCCCATCGCACGAATCATATAAGAGTGATGTTACAGAAACACGCGGTACAACGCCACTCGGCGCCGCGCGCTCCTTAAGCGATAGAAGAATTGACTCTTCATACGGTGCAACTTTCTATCCATGGGTACAAACGCGTGATGAAGAAACGGGCCAATTGCTTTGGATTCCGCCTTCTGTCGCGATGATGGGTGTTCTTGCTAGTTCAGAAGCTAAGAGCGACGTATGGTTCGCACCTGCCGGATTCAATCGCGGTGGACTTACTGATGGCGCTGCAGGAATTCCAATCACCGGTATTACTGAAAGATTGACTTCCAAGGATCGCGATACGCTGTATGATTACAATATTAACCCAATTGCTTCTTTCCCAAGCACGGGTATTGTATTATTCGGACAAAAGACTCTTCAAGAACGTCGTTCTGCGCTTGATCGAATCAATGTACGCAGATTGGTAATTTACATGAAGAAACAAATTTCCATCTTGTCGACACAAGTGCTCTTTGAGCAAAATGTGCAAACCACATGGAACAGATTTACAGGATTAATTGAACCCTTCTTAGCGAACGTTCAAACAAGATTCGGTATTACCGAGTACAAGTTAGTCCTTGACGAAACTACCACGACACCAGATTTGATTGATCAGAATGTCTTATATGCAAAAATTATGATTAAGCCTGCGCGCGCAATTGAATTCATTGCAATCGACTTTGTTATCGCCAGAACCGGTGCGTCATTTAATGATTAAAATAAGGGGAAATTTATTTCCCCCTACTATATATTTTTAGAACAGGAGAACCCAAACAATGCCATTTTGGTCAACAAATTTTCAAGGCGAACCTACACTTAAAGATCCAAAAAGAAATTTTAGATTTAAGGTGGAGTTCGACGGTATCGATGCCGAGCAAGGTGGTTCCGTTGCTTGGTACGCAAAGAGTGTCACTAAGCCCAGCTTTACAGTAGAAAATGTCGAGCATGCTTATTTGAACCACAAATTCTACTATCCCGGAGCAGTCACATGGAATACGGTCACTATTGAGATGGTTGATCCTATCGGACCGGACGTTACAGCTACTTTTGCTGATATTCTCCAACAATCAGGCTATGCGCCCCCTGCGAATTCGACCTCCTTGGGTTCTATTTCGAAAGCAAAGGCTTCAACCGCATTAGGTCAGATTACTGTTACACAAATCGATTCTGATGGGAATGCGCTTGAAACGTGGACTCTTTGGAACGGCTTTGTCAAAGATTTCCAACTCGGTACTCTTACCTATGGTGACGACGAATTAACCGTTACCACCCTTGAGGTCATGTACGATTGGGCAAGAGTCAAGACCGAAAACCCATCATCGGCCAAATACGGCACCGGTGAAAAAGAATTCTTTAAACAAAGTAGTACTTAAAATACGACAATTAACAAAACGAGAGGTGAACATTGTCTAGAAACCAAGATCGTCTTGGTGGAGTTCAACAGCCTGATACGGCACCCCCACCCCAAACTATGAATGAAGGTGGATTTTCATTCGTCGTCCCGACTGAATTTGTTGAATTACCGTCCGGAGGTAAATACTATCCAGAGGGGCACCCATTATGTGGTGAATCTTCTCTTGAAATCAAACAGATGACCGCTAAGGAAGAAGATATGCTTACTTCCCGTACGTTGCTTAAAAAAGGTGTAGCACTCGACCGCGTACTAGCCAGTGTCATTACTGACAAATCAATTGATCCTGACTCTTTGTTAATTGGTGATCGAAACGCGATTATCGTTGCAACTAGAGTATCGGGTTACGGCAATGACTATTCTACTAAAGTTTCATGCCCAGCATGTGGCGAAACACAAGAATACTCATTTGATTTAAATGATGCTGATATATACAAGGGCGATGACGGCTCTTTCGGCATCACCAATAACAACGACGGCACCTTCAACGTTGTGTTGCCCAGAACAGGCGTTACAGTCACTTATAGGCTTCTTAACGGATACGACGAAAAGAAACTATCATCCGGAATGGAAGCAGATAAGAGACAAAAGGTTGAGCGTAACATAACAAGACAGCTCTCTGCCATGTTGGTGGCTGCAAATGGAGATACATCCGCTCAAGCTATCAATTATCTTGTTGAAAATTTGCCATCAACTGATTCGCGCCATTTGCGTCTCGCTTATCGCACAACAGCACCAAATGTTGATTTGACTCAACATTTTGAATGTTCTGCATGCGATCATGTGCAGGACATGGAGGTGCCGCTCTCCGCGGACTTTTTTTGGCCTGACCGATGAGTATATGGAGAACGTGTATGAGCAGTTTTTCTTCCTGAAATATTCGGGAGGCTGGTCATTTAGCGAAGCATACAATCTACCAGTGGGGCTAAGAAACTGGTTTACCCAAAGATTAATATCTCAGCTTGATATGGAGCAGAAAGCGATAGAAGATGCTTCCAAGTCTCGCGGGAGCAGTACTTCTTCAACGCAGACACTAACACCAAACAACAGCCCACACATGCCGGACATTTACAAGGGGAGGTAAATCCCCTTGTTTTTTTGTATAAAACTATTTAAAGTATACGAGGTACAATAAGTGGCTGTTACTGACGAACTCAAAAATCTATTAGACGAGATTGACGCCAATACTAAGGGCATCGATAAACTAAGAGCTAAAATAAAACAACTTGATGACGTACAGTTAGCAAATCTGAAGACTTTTGCACAAACTAAAGCGAAAGCTGTTGAGATGACAGCTGCTATTGATGCCCAAGTAGCTGTTAATGACATCTTAACTGATTCTTTAAAAGAACAGCGTGATGAAATGCAAAACATTGCAAATTCCGCATCTACTCAGATTGACCAATTACAAGCACTCAATGAGCTTAAAAAAGTCGAGATCGAGCTGCTTGAGGATGAAATAAAAAGAAATCCAACTTTGTTGGCTCAAAATCAACAAAAAATTGCTGACGCGAAAAAAGAAATCAAGCAAAACGATAAGCTTATCAAACAACAAAAGCAGCTAAAAAAATCGACCGATAACCTTGGTAAAAGCGTAGGTGGCTTATTAGCTGGTTCTACTCCCAGCATCGATAGTCTTTTAAATCCTGATAAAATAATGAAGACTGTTAAGGATTTCAAGGTTTTAAAAAAGGGCGTCGGTGGCAACGTTGCAGCAATGAAGGCATTGGGCGCCGCCGCGGCCAAAAACGCATTATTGATGTTAGCTGTAAACACCGCAAAACTAACCAAAGAATTGGGTGAAGGAGAGAATGCCTTTATTCGTGCAACAAATGCATCCAATGATTTTGCGCGCAATATTACTAATACTTACGAAGAAGGTCGTAAGTTTACAGCATCCTCAAAAGAAATGTACACATCAGCAACATCTTTAACAAAAGGATTTACTGATTTTACGTTCCAATCTGTTGAGGCTCAACGGATGATTGTCACCAATACTGCAGCGCTTAATAAAATGGGACTTAGTAACCAAGCAGTAGCCAAATCCTTGCAGGTTATGACAAAAAGTTTTGGAATGACTGGCAAACAGGGCGTTAAACAATTAGGAAACTTGGAGAAATTTGCTGAAAATCTGCAAGTTCCCCTTGAACAGTTAGGGGCTGATTTTCAAGCCAACGCAGGAGATTTAGCTAAGTTGGGCGACAACGGGATAGAAGCTTTCATGGGTTTGGCCAAGGCAGCGAAGGTCACCGGACTTGAGATGAGCAAAATCCTCAACCTAACCAGACAGTTTGATACATTCGAGGGAGCTGCCAGATCAGCAGGTAAGTTAAATGCAGCATTGGGTGGTAATTTTGTAAATGCAATGGATTTGATGATGGAAACGGACCCGGCAGCGAGACTTAACCAGATGAGAGACGCGATTCTGGATACAGGACTGTCTTTCGATGAAATGTCGTACTACCAACGTAATTTCTATAAGGACGCTCTTGGGCTCGGATCAGTATCAGACCTAGCGGCAGTGTTGAGTGGTGATATGGAGTCTGTTGGTGACGAAACAATGAAGTCGTCCCAAGAGCTAAAAGAGTTAAGAGAACAAGCAAGAGCCACGGCAAGCTTCCAAGAGCAATTAAATGCAGTATTCGCGCAGATGATTCCAATATTGACACCACTTATCGATATGTTCAGTGGTATGTTGAAACTCCTTGCAGATAATGTAGGCATCATTAAGATATTTGGGGGCGTTCTTGCTGTTGCTTTTGGTGGCATACCGGGTATTGTACTGGCGGTCGTAGGGCTTATGGATGCTATTAAATTAGGATCTGATAAGGTTTCTGTTTTGTCAACATGGTTTGAAGGTCTGAAACGAGGCTTGCAGCCTTTAATAAATGACTTTAAGGAAGTTAAGCAAGTATTTTTAGATGCAATGGGTCCAATGGATGGACTTGGAGCCAATACGGAATTTTTGATACCCCTGATCAGTGGTTTGTCTTCGGCGCTCGTACAAATTTCTACTTTTGGTTTTCGCATGGTCATTCCAGTATTTAAAGCTATAGCTTGGATGTGGGGAAAATTAGCAATGGGTGTAAATATGGCTATGGAAGCGTTTTCAAAAAGACGCTCATGGTCATGGGATGATATGTTTGGCTCTGGTGGTAAATTAGTGCCTGTGTTGGAGTTAACATCGAAAGCTCTGGAGAAAATGTCTGGTTTTTTTGATTCCGTGGGAGAAGCAGTTAATAGCGTTACAATCAAAATTGTAAGCTTGATAGCCAAAATGTCCGAAATGAAACAAGCCATCGCCAACTCGTTTGTCGGGCGAATGTACACTGCGGGCAAAGAAGCAGTTTTCGGCGGACCAGATGAGCCCCAAGCCGGCTTATCCGAGGAGAAGATGCTGAGACCAGATCCGCGCCGCCATGCCACGTCCGAGGCTATGAGGGAAATGAAAGACAACTTCACCCGCGCCACGGTCAGCCGTGCAAGCGCTCAAACAGCAGCTAACAATAATATCTCACAAACCACAGCAAACAACACAGTTATCAACAACACAAACAATCCAAATAACGATAAGCCACCAGAAGTGGTTAACAAGATCTCTCTTAACATCGATGGCAGACCATTAAAAGATTTTATTGAAAAAACTCAAGGTGAATTTAATAGAGATTCTGCTGGGTCGTATACATAGTGTACAGGAGAACATAAATCATGGGAAAAGACAATAAGTTTAACGCAAATCACTTTTTTAATCAATCATTTGACGCCTCTAAGTTTAAAAAAGAAACAGTAATAAAGGGTGGTCGCTTAGGGCGAGCCCATCGTCAGGTTTTTTATGCGGATGGTTCAGATGCTTTAGCAAACACTAAAAAACTGTATGTGTCGTTTTTACATGAGTCGTCAAAAAACAGTGTTTTCTTCAAAGCGTTTATAACCTCCTTTAACGAGACATATACCCCAACTTGGAAATCGGAACAAGTATTTGGTCGCTCTGATCCGCTGCATAGTTTTGTGCAGACTTCCCGAAACATCAATTTAACGCTTATGGTGCCTGCCGCCAGCGAAAGCGAGCCT